AGCAATTCCGATCCTGCGTGCGGCTCCTCTGGCTTTTTTAGGCGCCGCTCTAAGCGCCCTGGTGCCGCCTCTGCTGGCCTTTCGCGGGTGGGCCGGGCATCCATTAACCCTCTTCCGTCAGATCGCCTTGTAGCGTTTCGACTCTTCGGCGCATCGTGAAACTTCCCTAGTTTCCGCCATTTATCCGTAACAGCGTGCTAGAATCGAAGCATGGACAATGGGACGTGCGAATACTGCGGGGCATCACTGAAGCTGCTGCGGGCCGGCGCACGGTTCTGCTCCACGAAGCATCGCGTGTACTTCTCCAGGCGCCCGAAGCTGCCTGTTGAGATGACGGAAATGGCGCGCTGGGTGCGTCGAACCGCGACGAAAAGGCCGATAACTGTAACGGGACGGCCGGCATCTTCGACTAATTCTGAGACCTGGTCGTCGTTCGCTGAGGCGGACGCGGCGGCGGTGGGCGCTGGTCTTGGCTTCGTCTTGGGCGATGGTGTCGGCTGCATTGACTTGGACCATTGCTTCGTTGACGGCGAGCTTGCCGAATGGGCCGCTGAGATTGTTGATCGGTGCCAGGCGACTTTCATGGAAGTGTCCCAGTCGGGCGAGGGCCTGCATATCTTCGGGCTGTTGCCTGATGGTGGTGGCCGGAACATGCGTGATGGCGCCCGCAGTGTTGAGTTCTATTCCACTGGGCGGTATATCGCGGTGACTGGTAACAGGTTCGCCGGTTCGCCGTCGAGGCTTGCTGATTTGTCCGGGGTTGTTGCCTCGGTTCTGTAGCGTCCCCGGTGGGCGCGCTCGCGTCCCAGGAGGATGAACATGGCCGCTCATGCGCCGTCTGGCTTAGCCGCTAAGGGTAAGCGTCTCTGGAAAGAGACTGTCGATAAGTACGATCTGCGCGCTGATGAGTTGGACACGTTGGAGGATATTTGCCGCGAGGCTGATCTGATTGTGCGGCTTGAGGCTGATCTTGATGGAGCGGATCTGCTGGTGCAGGGCTCTCAGGGGCAGCAGGTGGTGAACCCGATTGTGTCGGAGATCCGCCAGCACCGGGCGACGAAGAAGGCGTTGTGGGCGTCCCTGAAGCTCCCGGATGATGGCGCTGAGGCTGGGGGCGCAAATCAGCAGCGGGCGGCTGCTCAGTCTCGTTGGGCGTCTTCTCGTGGCAAGAGCGCGTAGCGGTGCGGCTCTCATTACTTCTGCTGAATCGGATTTCGCGGAAATTGTCAGGTGGTATGAGGATCTTCTAGAGAAGACGTTCCCGCCTGCTGATTTGCAATGGGAGCCGGTGAAGATCGGCCCGACGTGGCAGTGGGATAACGGCTGGAAACTGCCTGAGCATTCGCTCGGTTGGCAGGTTTTGGCGTGGTGCGGGTATTGGTTGCGGGACAAGCACGGTAAGCCGTGGGCGTTCACGCCGGAACAAACCCGCTTCATCCTCTGGTACTTCGCTATTGACCAGTCTGGATCGCTGCTCTATCACTCCGCTGTGCTCCAGCGGCTGAAGGGTTGGGGTAAGGATCCTGTGGCGGCGTGCCTTGCTATGGCGGGCATGTTCGCGGATGTGAACTTCGACCACTGGGGCGCTGACGGTAAGCCCGTGGGCCGCGATCAGCCGAACGCATGGGTGCAGGTTGTGGCCGTGTCGCAGGATCAGACGAAGAACACCATGAAGTTATTCCCGTCGCTGATTAGTCCTGAGGCGCGGAAGCATTATGGTATCCAGGTTGGCAAGCTGAACGTGTGGGGATTGGGTGATTCTCGCCAGGTTGAGGCTGTTACGGCTTCTGTCATGGCGATTGAGGGCGGTCGTCCTACGCAGATCATCCGTAACGAGACGCAGAACTGGAACTCAAGTAACGGCGGGCATGATATGGCCGGCGCGATTGAGGGCAACGCGGCTAAGTCGGCGATTGATTCGCCTGCGCGGATGCTTGATATTTGCAACGCTTACCGGCCTGGTGAGGATTCGGTGGGGCAGCGTGCGCGTGAGGCTTACGAGTCAACGGTTGGAGTTGATGCCGAGTTCGCCGACTTCGGTGTCATGTACGACTCGCTCGAAGCCCCGCCCGAGGCTCCCCTGACCCTATCCGCGGCCCCGTCTGTGGTTGAGGCTATGCGCGGTGACGCTGTCTGGTTGGACGCTCATGGGCGTATCAAGAACTCGATTGCTAACCCCGCTAACTCGCCTAGCGAGTCGCGCCGTAAGTGGTACAACCAGATCACGGCTGCTGAGGATTCGTGGACGGAGCCGCTGGAGTTCGACCCGCTCAAGGATGCTGAGAAGACGGTTGAGCCCGGCGAGGAAATCACCATGTTCCTTGACTGCTCCAAGTCTGATGATGCTACGGCCCTTGTTGGTACGCGCCTGTCTGACGGGCACGTGTTCACTCTGGGCATGTGGCAGCGTCCACCTGGTAAGCGCGGCGAGGGCTGGCTTGCCCCCCGCGAGAAGGTGGACGAGGTTGTCAAGGAGACGTTCGCTAAGTACAGCGTTTCCGGGTTCTTCGGCGACCCGTCGCACACGGTTGACGACGAGACGATGGACCGCTACTGGGATCCCCTCTTTGATGAATGGCATCTGCGCTACCGGCACAAGCTGAAGGTGTGGGCGTCTGGCACTAAGGGCGGCAAGGGCCATTCGGTGATGTTTGATATGTCGGCGCGGGATAACGCCAAGGCGTTCGCGTCGGCTGTCGGGTTCACGTTGGAGGAAATCAAGTCGCAGTCCTTTACGTGGGACGGAGATTCCCGATTGCGCCGGCACGTTTTGAATGCGCGCCGCTACCCGGTGCAGGGCTTCGTGTCCATTGCTAAGGACAACCGGGAATCGAAGAACAAAATCGACCTCGCTATCTGCATGGTTGGCGCCCGCCTGGTGCGCCGTCTCATTTTGAACAACGGAAAGAAACGGGGTGGCCGGGTATGGTGATGAAACCTAACGCCGTAGTCGAACTGGTCAACGACGTTCTCTTGCCTAAGTATCAGGCTGAGCGGCAGCGACTTGATGAGGTTGACCGCTGGCAGCGGTGGTCCCCGGATAAGGTCAAGACGTCCAACTCGGCTGATCGTGAGCTGAAGGATCTGGCGGACATTTCTGAGGCCCCGTGGCTGGGCTTGATCGTGACGACTCTGGCGCAGCAGTTGCACGCCGAGTCTGTGCGTTCGGCTGACCGTGACACGGCTGCGCTTTGGGTTCCGTGGCAGCGTAACCGGATGAACGCGAAACAGAAGCCGCTCTACCGTGCGGCTATCGGTTTCGGGCAGGCTTACACGACTGTCCTGCCGGGTGATACTGGCGCCGTGATTCGCACTCACAGCCCGCGGGACATGATCGCCGTTTATCAGGATCCGGCCGAGGATGAGTTTCCGATGTACTCCCTCCGGGTGCAGGGTGACCACTACCGGGTGCTTGATGAGGAAGCCGAATACTGGCTTGCTCTCCAGGATGGCAAGATGACGTTCATTGAGCCGCGGGTGCATGACGTCGGCGAGACTCCTGTGGTTCGGTACACGAATCAGATGGACCTTGAAGGCCGCACGCCGGGCGAGGTTGAGCCGTTCATCCCCTTGGGTAAGCGGATCAACAAGACATCCTATGACCGTCTGCTGACCCAGCATTTCAACTCGTGGAAGATTCGCACGGCGACCGGCCTCGATATGCCGGATGATCCTGCGGAGCGCGAGCGGGTCAAGATGCTTCTTCGCCAGCAGGACATCCTGACTGGCGAGGATGGCGTCGAGTTCGGCACTCTTGACGAAACTTCCATTGAGGGGTTCATCAAGGCGCACGAGTCGGACCTTGAAACCCTCGCCGCGGTGTCTCAGACCCCGTCGCACGGGCTCACGGGCAAGATGGTGAACCTGTCCGCTGAGGCCCTGGTTGAAGCGCGCTCCATGCTGGACCTGAAGGCCGGTGAGCGGAAGGTGTCGTTCGGCGATTCTGATTGCCAGACGCTCCGCCTCGCCGCGCACATCGAGGGCCGCAGGGAAGACGCCGAGGACTTTACGCTGTCTATGCAGTGGGCTGATCTTGAGTCGCGGTCGATGGCTCAGGCCGCGGACGCTCTCGGCAAGATGGCGACGATGCTGGGCATCCCTGTTGAAATGTTGTGGGACCGGATCCCGAACGTTGACGAAGAGACGGTGAACCGCTGGCTGAAGTACAAGGCCGAGAACCCGACACCTGAGGCGCAGCTCGCCAACGCCCTGAACACGCAGTCTAATGGCGTCAACGGCTGAGGGCCGGGCGCTCACTGAGGCTAACCGTTTAGAGCAGTTGGCGGTTGCCGCCCGTGCGGTGGTGGTGTCTAAGGCATTGTGGGGTCAGCTTGACCCTACGGACATTGACCGGTCGGCTGAGCGGTGGATGCCAGCGCAACTTGCGACGTTCCAACGGTTCTATGGCGAGTCTCAGGCGCTCACGGAGTCTTATCTTGCCGATTACCGGCTGGCTGAGATTGGGGCTGCTGTAGGACCTGTGGTGGCGCCGAGGTTCCATGTCGTTGAGATGCGGAACGCGGCGTTGTTGGCTGGCCCGGTGCGCGTGAAGATGCTCATTGGGCGTGGCGAGTCGCCGTCTTCTGCGCACGCTAAGGCGTTCACGAAGTTCTCTGGCATCGCCCGCCGGCAGGTGCTTGACGGCGGCCGCAAGATGATCGACGCAACCACGAAAGCGGACACCAAGGCTATCGGTTGGCGGCGCGTGAGCGACGGGAATCCATGCACGTTCTGCGCGATGCTGTGTAGCCGCGGGCCTGTCTATGCGTCAAAGAGTCGCGCTGAAACGGCTGCCGGCTCGGGGCTCAGATACCACGGGCACTGCGGCTGTACTGCCGAAATCTTGTACGGCGAATGGGTGCCTAACGAGGCGGAACGCGGCTACATCGAGGACTACGAGAAGGCTGCTAAGCAGGCCGAAGCGGATGGGCAACAGCGCACACAAGACACCGTTCTGTGGCGCATGCGTCAAAACAGCGTCTATCGCGACTCGCCCCTGTCCCGCAACAAATAAGTGTCCGGCGCCATAAGGCGTGCGGTTAGTTAGCTGCCCCGGTGGCGGCACCAAGCAAGCCCCAGGAGGGCAAATGTCTGAGCAGGAACTTGAAACCCCCGACGTCGAGACTGAGGAAGAGGAAGCCCCGGAGGCTGACACTGAACCGGACGAAACAGAAGAAGAGGGTTTCGACGCGGAGAAGGCCCGCGAGAAGATCCGCAAGATCAACTCCGAGGCCCGTAAGCTCCGCGAACGCACCAAAGCCGCTGAGGAAAAGGCTAAGGGCGCCGAAGAGAAGGATTCGCGGCTGACCGCTCTGGAAGCGGAAAACCTGCGTCTGCGCGTCGGCGTCAAGCACGGCCTGCCCGAGGCGCTTATCAAGCGGCTCTCCGGCACTACTGAGGAAGAGATTCTGAAGGACGCCGAAGAACTAATGGAGCTGTTTGGTTCCAAGAAGCCACCGACGAACCGCCCGAAGGAATCCTTGCGCGGCGGTACGGACCCCACCGAAAACGCTGAAGAAATCGGTGATCTGGACAAGTTCTCAGAGAAGATCTTCCGCAACTAAGCTGCGCCGACCACGTTGGTGCATTGATTTCATCACACTCTAAGGAGGCCCTTCGTGGTCCATGCTCTTTACACCCCCGTGCAGGCTGCTACGGCAACCCTCGCGTCCCTCCGCTGGCTGACGAACCTGCCCCGCACTGTGCGGCAGGACTTCAGCAATGAGTTCGTCGCCGGTCGCGGTCAGACCGTCAACGTCCTCGGCCCGATCAACGCAGGCAAGGCTAAGGTCTACACCAAGGCCAACCGCACCGCCCGCGATGCAATCCAGTTCAATGATCTGGCGCAGACCTGGTTCCCGGTGACCCTGGAAAACCAGCTCTACAACGCCGTCCGCCTGCCGGATGACTTCGCCACGTTCACCCTGACGGATCTGACCCGCCAGGTTCTGAAGCCGCAGGCCGAGTCCGTGGTGGACGAGATCGCGGCGCCGCTGATCGCTGAAATGGTCGCCATTGGCACCGACGCCGGTATCCCGGCTGTTGCTGCTGACGGTTCCAACTTCCTGACCGTACTGATTCAGGCCCGCAAGGTCCTGAATGAGCGCCACATCCCCACCGATGGCCGCACGTTCGCTGTTGGTGCTGACCTCGAAGCCGCAGCCCTGCAGCTCCCCCAGCTCCAGAAGGTCAACGAGTCTGGCACCACGGAGGTTCTCCGCAATGCGGTCCTCGGTCGCCTGATGGGCTTCGACATCGTCGCTGACCCGGCGCTGCCGGCTGACTTCGGCATCGCGTACCACAAGGACGCCTTCGCCCACGTCACCCGCCCTTCCCGCCAGCCCGAGGGCGCTGCCAAGTCGGCCACCGTCGCGCAGGATGGTTTCGCGCTGCGCTGGATCCAGCACTACAACCCGCTGCAGCTCGAAGACCAGTCCGTCGTGGACACCTTCTACGGTGCCGCAACGCTGGACGCCGACCGGGCCGTGTCCGTCACCCTCGCCACGGGCGTTTAGTGGCTGCCCCGGCTACTCTGGCCGGGGTCACTGAACTAGCCGACTGGCTGGGTGAGCCTATCGTTGCCGATTCGGCTGACGAGAAGCGCGCCCTGCTTTGTCTCCGCATCGCGTCTGCCCTGGTTCGTAAGGAATCGGGGCAGACGTGGGTGGGGGCTGACGGCCTGCTTGTTGACCCTGTGCCGGAAGACGCAGTCATGGTCACGCTTTACTGTGCTTCCAGGGTGTTTGACAACCGGAACGCGCAGACGATGGGCGCCATTGATGACTCCCGCGAGGGCTGGAAAGTCGATGAGGCCGGCGCCTACCTGACCGAGTCTGAGAAGCGCATGCTGTCCGCTTTCAAGTCTTCATCCTTCCGGGGTCTGGGGACCGTCGCGACGACTCGTGAGGATACTGCCCCGGCTTCTAACGGCTGGGTTCCGACGAACACGCCTGACGTCTATTTCCCCTGGTACTAAGGAGTTCGGATGCGTACTGAACTTCTGCTGATTCGACGCCGCAAGGCTGCCGAAGAACTAATGGTGGACGCATGCACCATCTCCCGCCCTGGTGAGCCTGTGACGGACCCGGAGACGGGCGAGGTTACGGACTCGACTACGCCGGTCTACAGCGGCCGGTGCAAGGTGCAGTCGAAGGACAGTGCGACGTCTACCCCGGATGCTGGTGGCGCGTCGTTTGTCATGGTGTCGCGGCAGGTCCATATCCCGGCGGGTGCGGCTGATGTGCGTGACGGCGACGTCGTTACGGTCACGGCGTCCCTGTTGAATCCGTTTGGTGTTGGTAAGCAGTACCGGGTGGAGGGTTTCACGCCTGACAGTTTCGAGACTGCGGCGCGTATCCCTGTGAAGGAGATGCTGTGAGTGACGGGTCGGCTGAGTTGCGGCGCGTGGCTGAGAACCTTGGGCGGATCGCTGGCGCAGCGGTGAAGGATGTTGACGCTGTCGTCCAGAGGGGCGCGCTGAACATCAAGAACGAGATGGCGTCCGATGCCCGCGGGTCCAGGCACTTCAAGGGCATGGCGGGGTCGATTTCGTATGACTCGCATTATGGCGTCGGTGCTGTGCGTTATGTCGTCGGCCCGGACAAGAGCCGGCGCGGCGGTTCGCTCGGCAACATCTACTATTTCGGCACGAGCCGGGGTGGTGGTTCGGGTGACATTGAGAAGCCGTTGCGTACTGAGGGGCCGCGGTTCAACGCGGCGCTGTTGAGGTTGGCTGACGAGTGGGCGGGGCGGGTATGAGCGGCGATGCTTTGGCTGCGGCGTTTGAGTCGCTGATTGCGGGCGTGACGGTTTATCGGGACAAGGTTCCTGCTAGCCCGTCGTTCCCTTACGTGTTCGTGTTGACGAACTTCCCCACGGTGGCGGGTCGTTCGCAGGCCAGGTCTGCGCAGTTCCATCATTTGCGGTCCAGGACGCTTGTTGTTGGGTTGACGGGCGCTTCGGTGCGGATTGTTGCGCAGAAGCTCACGGACGCCTTGGAGGGCTCCCGGCCTGATGTTCCTGGCTGGTCGCTGGGTGCGATTGAGTCGGTCCCGAACGATCAGCAGTTGCTGCCGGATAACGACGTGACGATCAACAACCAGCACCCCCTCTATCAACCGTTCGACTGGGTCCTGACAGGCTCCGCAACGTAAACCTAAGCCCCGCACCCCGGGGCTTTTTTCATGCCCTTAGGAGGCCGCGTGTTTGTTCGCGTCAAAGACAAGGATTCCGGGCACGAGTTCGACGTGCCCGAGACAGATTGGCGGATCGGTGAGGGGATCTTCACTGTCGTCAAGGGTGATCGGTTCCCGCCCGTGGACCGGCCCCGCATCCAAAAGCACAAACTACAGCCCATTCGGGCGTCCAAGAAAGAGGAAAGCTAAATGGCTGTTGAAGAAATCCCAAGCACTCCCGCGGATGGCAATTTCCTTGCCCTCATCGTTCCGGCAATCGCTGACACCGACGCGCCTACGCTCGCGGAACTGAATGCCGCGAGCGTCGTTGACATTTCCTGCTACCTGACTGGCGGCGGTTGGAAGCCGTCCCTGTCTGAGCAGGTCATCACTGACGAGCGCCTGTGCACGACCCAGACGTACGAGAAGAAGGGCCGGTCGCAGCGCGGCCTGGAGGTCGAGTACATCGACAACACGAACTCCCCGAGCGCGGCTGAGTTCAACAAGGCCAAGGACACACTGATCCCGGACTCTTCGCACTTCCTGGTCACCCGCGCCGGCCTTCCGTACGAGACGGCACTCGCCGCCTCGCAGAAGGTGTCGATCTACCCGATTGACGCTGGCGAGTACAACGACCTGCCGCCGGAAGCCAACTCGGTCCTGAAGACCGGGCAGAAGCTGTTCGTGAAGGGCAAAGTGAAGATCGGCGTGGCAATCGCCGCGTAGCCCCCTTGAAGACCCCTGTGCGCCCGTGTGTTGTGGGACCGCGGGCGCACAGGTCAAGTCCCACTGGTCCCGCTAACTGACTTTGGAGAATCAAATGGCTCTTGTTGTGAAGCGTCCTGAGACGCGTGTTTCGTTTTGCCTTGATGGTGATTTGAAGGCTGAGCATGAGGCGGTTGAGGCTGAGTTCAATGCGGCCCGCAATCGGTCCCTCGCTGACGGCCGGCTCGTGGATCAGTCGCGGGAGCTTGCTAAGCAGGTGTCCGATGTTGAGTCTCGGATGAAGGAATCGACGGTTGAGTTCGTGCTGCGCGGGATGAAGCGCGGCGATTGGAACGACCTTGTCGCGGAGCATGCGCCCCGGGATGGGAACGCGCTGGATAAGTCGTACGGGTTCAACGTTGAGGCGCTGATGACGGTGGCTGTCCCGCAGTGCATCGCCAGCGTGGAGGATCACGCCGGGGAGCCTGTCGAGTTTGACCCGGCGGCTGAGTGGGCGGACCTCGCCGAGAACATGACGGATTCCCAGTACGAGGATTTCGTTGTGGCCGTGCTGCGCGTGAATAAGGGGCGGAACGAAGTCCCTTTTTCGCTCAGCGCCTACAGGATGATCCAGGGCTCAGATCAGACGTAGAGGCGGCGCTGTCCCTCGGGATTTCGTTGAAGCGTTTTCATGGGTGGGAACCGGCGACGACGTATGAGTATGACGGGGCGGGGCGGCTGGCGTCGTCCCGCCCTGAGCCTGAGTGGGACGACGCCGAGCAGACAGCGATCCTCGCACTACAGGCTTACAAGGCGACCCTGTGCCCGCTCTGTGGCGGGCCGATCGGTGTGTGCACGGACCCTGAAAACGAACTGAAGTACAAGGGCGGGCTGCCGATCCGCTGCCACGCTACGACGGCGCGGGCTATCGCTATGGAACCGTACCGGGACCAGCCGAACAGTCAAGCGCTGATGATCGCGCCGGTCCTGGCTGACTAGCGACTCTCAACGGCTGCAAGCAGACGCCGAGCGAACCCGGCGCCGACGAGCAGCAGCCCGGCAACAAGCACGATGATCGCGCCCGCGCTAGGCCCTTGTGTCGTCACCATGCCGACGCCGGCAACGTAATTCGTGACCGGGGTCGTCAGGTTGACGATCAAGAGCGCGAAGCCAAGCACGAGTACGACGACGCCTGATGTCATTAGCCGCGTTCCGGGGCGCCGCGTTTCCCCCAATTTGTTTGTCATGCGGAGAGTCTAGCGCGTAGATCAACGGGGTGCCTATAAAATTGATGTATAAACCCCCGCGATGCTGCCAGGCATCCGGGGGCGTGACCGACTAACAAGGAGTCGATATGTCCATTGTTGCATGCTCAGTTGACGGATGCGAGAAGCCGCACTACGGCAAGACGTGGTGCCAGATGCACTACAATAGGATGCGCAAAACCGGAATCCTCGACCTCAAACCCAAGATGTCGAGCTATTGCAGAGTCGAATCCTGCGGCGTTGAACTTATCCCGCCATATGGCCGTGGAATGTGTTCGCTGCACTACAAGCGGTTCATGAAGTACGGCACACATGAACTTCCGCATAGAGCACTCCTACGAGACTCGGGGTGCCGGATATCAGGTTGCAAAAATACGTACATGGCGAGCGGTTTATGCTCGGCCCATTACACGCGGCTGAAGCGAACTGGAAGCCCTGTAACTCGCAAGCGCGGGCAGGTTGTTGACGGCAAACGGATTTGCGCAACCTGCGGAGCAGACACGCCGATTGAATACATGTCGAACTCGGCTCCCAGTTACTGCCGTCCGTGCTTCAATGCGGCGGCGACGGCGAGGCGCGTATATGAGCCGGTGCTAAAAATGCAGCGCGATTGCGCTATATGCTCCACTCAATTCATGGGCGATAAGCGCAACACCAGATGTTGCGGCGCGTCTTGCTTGAAGGAATACAAGCGGCTCAACGATATCGAGCTAGCTAAGCGTCGTCCACGTGAAGTAGCAAACGCTAGTAACCGCGCCTGGTATCAGGCCAACAAGGACACGGCTTTCGCTGCTAAGGCAGCATACCGTGCGCGCAAGATCGCGGCGCATGTAGAAGATGTCCGCCGCGAAGTTGTGTTTGAGCGAGACGGCTATTTGTGCCGTCTTTGTTCAACGCCGCTACGGGTGGATGTTAAGGCCCCGCATCCACACACCCCAAGTATTGACCACATCGTCCCGCTATCGCGGGGCGGCGATCACAGCTATGCCAATATCCAATCCGCTCACCTAGCCTGCAACGTGGCGAAGGGGGCGCGCATCTCCTAAAGAGGGTGGACGAAATCGCCGACAGATCCATCAGTATAAGTCTCGAAGCCCGGGTGTCCGGGTTTGTTGCGGGCATGAAGACGGCGCAGCAGGCGACTAACGATTTTGCCAGCCGCACGGCTTCATTTGCCCGTGAGAACGAGCAGCACCTCGACCGGGTTGGTAAGGCGTCGATGGTGATGGGCGGCGCGTTGCTGGCTGGTGTTGGGCTGGCGGTGAAGTCGTTCATGGATTTTGATGCGGCCATGTCTGAGGTCCGCGCTTCGACGCATGAGACGTCGGGGAACATGGACCTGTTGCGCGAGGCTGCGATCAACGCGGGTGCTGATACGGCGTTCTCCGCGGCTGAGGCGGCTAAGGGCATTGACGAGCTGGCGAAGGCGGGCGTGTCCACGAAGGACATTCTGGGCGGCGGGCTCACTGGTGCGCTGTCCCTTGCTGCGGCTGGTTCGCTCGGTGTTGGTGAGGCTGCTGAGATCGCGGCCACGGCGCTAACCCAGTTCAAACTGTCGGGTAAGGACATCCCCCACCTGGCGGATTTACTCGCGGCGGGTGCTGGCAAGGCTCAGGGTTCAGTTGAGGACATCGGCAACGCGCTGAAGCAGTCGGGCCTGGTTGCGTCCCAATTCGGTCTATCCATCGAGGATACGACGGGCACCCTCGCGGCGTTCGCATCTGCCGGCCTGATCGGCTCTGACGCTGGTACGTCTTTGAAGACGATGCTGTTGAAGCTTGCTTCCCCGTCGAAGGAAGCTGCCGGGTTGATGGAAGAGCTCGGCATCGCAGCTTACGACTCCAGTGGGAAGTTCGTCGGCGTGACGAACCTTGCGGGCCAGTTGAAGGACAAGCTCGGCGGGCTGACCCAAGCCCAGCGCGACTCGGCACTGGCTACGATCTTCGGCACTGACGCTATCCGCGGTGCGAACGTGCTGTATGAGAGTGGCGCGCAGGGTATTGCCGACTGGACGGACAAGGTCAACGACGCCGGCTATGCGGCTGTAACGGCCTCTATCAAACAGGACAACCTTGCGGGCGATCTGGAGAAGCTGGGTGGCTCGTTCGATTCGGTGCTTATCAAGGGCGGCGAGGGTGTTGCCCAGTCGCTGCGGGGCATGGTGCAGGGCGCTGAGGATCTTGTTGACGCTATTGGCAAGATCCCGGCGCCAATCCTGACCACTAGCGCAGGCATCGCCGGGCTGCTTGGTAGCGTCGCCCTGGTTGGCGGCGGCATCATGACGGCTCTACCAAAGTTCTTGGAGTTCAAGGATTCCCTCGACAAACTCGACGCCTCTGGGTCGAAAGCTGGCAACGGTATTCGAAAGGTTGGCACTGCCGCCGGTATCGCTGTTGGCGCCCTGGTTGCGTTGCAGATCGCCGCCGCCGTGTTCACGGAGAAGCATACGAAGTCCGCGGAGGATTACGGGCAGGCGATCCTGAAGGTCGCGAAGGCGAGTGAGTCTGCCCGTGGCGCGAAACTGGACGAGTTGTTTAGCGGGTTCGACGTGGTTGCCGGGCAGGCTGTTAGCAAGATCGACAGCATGGCGGGCGCGGTTGAGCGGCTGACTCATCAGAACTTCAACGACGCAGGTAATAAGTTCTTCGAGGGGTTCACGAGCCTGATCGGTTTGCCGAAGGGTGAGATCGGTCAGTTGGAGGACAGGCTCAAGGGCCTTGGTGATGAGATGGGCAACCTTGCCCGGAACGGTGCCGGGGAGACTGCGGCTAAGACGTTCCAAGCGTTGACGAAAGAGTTTGAGAAGAACGGCAAGGGTGCTCAGGAAGCCCTTGATGCACTCCCCGGCTACAAGGAAGCGCTGCAGGGGCTAGGCAGAACGGCCGGCGTCGTTCTTGAGGGGCAGGATCTTCTGGACTTCGCTATGGGTAAGATCCCGGCGTCGATGCAGAAGGCCCAGGGCGCTACTGAGACGTACACGACGAGCGTCGGCAACACGGCCCCGGTCACTGAGGCGATGTCCAAAGCACTGGATGAAGTCGGGCTCAGCGCTGAGGGTGCGGTCGTTGACATTGATGCGTTCGGCAAGTCGTTGTTCGCGGCCGGCCTGTTGTCCCTGTCTGCTTCGGATGCGTCCATCGCCTACCAGGACGCTATCGACAAGGTAACGGCGTCGGTGACGAAGAACGGCACAACGCTGGACATCAACACCGAAGCGGGCCGGGCTAACCAGTCCGCTTTCAACGGCTTGGCTCAGGCGGCTATCACGTCCGCTGAAGCGTCGGCTAAGGAAACCCTCGCTACTGAGGGTTCCGCAGCGGCTCAGAAGCAACTGCAGGACGGTCTTGGTCAGAGCTACACGGACCTCATCCGGGCGGCGGGGCAGTTCGGTATCACTGGTGACGCGGCGGACACGATGGCGCGTAAGGCGTTGGGTATCCCGAAGAACGTCAACATCGACACCTGGATCGCCGACCACGCGTCGGACACGTTGAACTCGATCAAGCGCACCACTGACGGGCTCGACGGGCGCAAGGTAACTATCGGCGTGAACACGGTTTACACCGAGACGGGGCCGAAGCCTGACGGGTACGTCGTCAGGAATGGTGTGCCGGCGTACAACGCGACCGGCGGACGGGTGAACTACCTTGCTGGCGGCGGGCAGCCGATCCTCTACGACATGCAGCCCCGCGGCACTGACACGGTCCCGACGATGCTCACTCCTGGCGAGTTCGTCGTGAACCGGGACGACACCGCTAAGAACCTGTCCCTGCTGCAAGCTATCAACTCGGGCAGGCAGTACGCACCCGCCGCCGCACCAGCACGGCAGGTTGCCACCTCGGTGCCGTCCGCCGGCGCGGGCGCTGTGACGAACAACTGGAACATCACCGAGCAGTCAGACCCGGTAGCGACGGCGCATGAAGTCGCGCGCCGAAGCCGGGCAATGAGTGTCTAACAGAAGGGGGCTGGGATGCCTTACCCAAGTCCAGTAACGTATCCCAGCCCCAACCTTTACCCTGGCTTCGCTGCTGACGGGTCAGGGTTGAAGCTGTCAATCGGCGACCTTGTCCTCGGCGACGTTGACCCGTTCGGGGTTGAGTGGACGGTCGCTAAGTTCGACGGCTGGACAGGTTCGCCCGCCCCGACCCTGCGCCTCACCCAACGCGCCCGCGGGCATGGCGCGACGGGTAGCGAGTCGTACTTGCAGCCCCGCGTTATGACGGTGGAGGGGCTTATAAAGGCGCCGTCGCAGGATGCGCTTGAGGACGCTTTCGACCGACTGGACGCGGCGATCACGCTAGACCAGACGCAAATGGTCGTCGGGCAGTCATCGAAGGTCCGTAACGCGATGGTGCAGCGTCAGGGTGAAGTGATCCCGGAATACCTCACCGACACGCTGGGGCGGTACTCGGCGCTGATCGTTGCGAAGGATCCGCTGAAGTATGGCGATCTTGTGACGGCTTCGACCCTGTTGCCGTCGTCTTCTGGCGGGCTCGTGTACCCGGTGACGTATCCGATTACTTATACGGGTGTGACGAACTCGGGTGTCATCCGGGTGAACAACCTTGGCAACACCCAGGCGCCTGTGTGGTTGCGGATTGACGGGCCGATCCCTGCTGGTGGTTGGACGGTTACGCACATTGGGAAGAAGCAGTCGTTGACGTTCGCTGTTTCGTTGGCTTTGGCTGCGGGCGAGTTCGTCACGGTTGATATGTCGCGGCGTGAGGTGTTGGCGCAGGGCCAGTCTGCTCGTGCCGGGTATGTGACTTCTCGCGGCTGGTTCACGTTGGACCCAGGCGATAACGACATTGCCTTCTCGGCTCAGAACTTCAGCGCTACGGCGCAACTCACGGTAACGACTAAGCCAGCTTGGAGCTGATATGACTATTACTTTTTTGCAGCCTGATGGTGTTGCGATCACGGCGCAGGCGGCGCGGCAGGGTTCGGCTGCTGTCTATGGTGGGGGCGCTGGTCGTCCTCTTGGCGGGCGTTCGGGGTTCCGTGTTGATACACCGAGCAACGTCCTCACTGCGACGAGCACGACGTGGACTCTTGGCCCATGTGCGGCGATGATCGACCCGGGCGCGACGACTCATCAGGGCATGTACGGGTTGGCGTCGGACGCGAACGTTACGGGCTCGGTGACGGCCGCGGATGCGACGAACGCCCGCAAGGACATCGTCTATATCCAGGTGAATGATTCGTCCGCGGGTGACGGGTCGGGCGCTAAGAGCGCGAACGTCCTCTACCTCGCCGGCACCCCTTCCGCGACCCCTGTTGCGCCGGCACTTCCGGCGCGGTCGTTCCTGGTGGGGACGATTGATGTTCCGAAGAGCGGTGCCGGCGCCCCGGTTGTGACTGTGAACCCGGCCCGGTTCGTTGCTGCGGGCGGGATCCTCCCCGTCAACTCGCAGGCCGAGCGTGATGCTTTGACGAAGTTCGGAAGCTTCACGGTGCGCCGCATGGACGCTAGCGGGGCGCTGGAGGACACGGACGGCACGACGTGGACGAGGCGCAATGATTTTGTGCCGGTGAACACGTCCGACGTGAACTGGACCTATTACGGCGGCGTGTACGTGGAGCGTGGGGCTGGTGGCCCCGCGAAGGCTACCTGCGAGATGATCCTCACCCGCACCGGCGGCAACATCCCCTTGACGACGGCGTACACCCCGGCGTTCTCCGGCATCATCCCCGCCGGGATCCGCCCGAACGGTGTGGCGGTGACGACCTACACGGTGCTGCAGAACGCAAACACGGACCCAAACACCACCGACGTGTGGGGACTATACGTGCGGATCAACAAAGCTGGCGACCTTGCAATCAGCACCAACTCCGGGTCGGCGACCATCACGAC